TGCGGTTTTGAATGTAGCGGATGTGATTTTGATTGTAAACAATGGGTGATCCTTAAGAATTGGGCGAATATGAAGTTCGCTAATCTTTTCAGGATTGCGTTTACCAGTAGAAAGAGTCAAGTCACGTCCATCTGAAAGGAAAGCAGCTTTAACAATTTCTTCTTTGAATTTAGCAGTTTGAACTTGTTGGATAAAGTTTACAGCCGCAAATCCACCATCTTGCAAGTCAATCAAGTCATCATGGTCGATTGTTTCGCGACGGTGAATAGAACCTGGAGTAGTTTCACGGAAGTAAACTTCTTCGATAGAGTCCAGAGTTTGGTTACCTTTGATATAACCACGAGCACGAGCTTCGTCTTCAGTCAAGTTAGCGAACAAGTTCTTAACGCGTGGAAGTGGTGATTTACCGAATTGACCCATGATCTTATCGATATTCAAACCACTTGGGTTATAAACGTTCAGCCCACCATTAGTAGCTGGTTGTGGGAACAGAGTTTCCATACCAACCAAACCATGTTGGATAGAATCTTCACCCAATACACCGTTAGCACGCAATACACCTGCAAGTGTAGAAGCATTGCCAGAAATAGCACTATGTAATAGAGTGTCAAGTTCCTTGTGGTCTACAGCTGCAGCACCTTGGAATTGGTTATGTTTCAAAATATCTTCTCCTTCAAAAATTGAATGTGACACGGACTCTCCTGCATCTGCAGAATCATCACCTTCGGAATAACCGTCTTCAGACTCAAATCCATCTTCTTCAGAATCGTAATCAGAGTCATCATCTTCTTCATCGAAATCGGTGTCTTCATCAAGACCGTTGATTTCTAATTCATTTTGAGCTTCTTCGTCCTCAGCATCAATAGCCTCAGCGATGTCTTCTACAACACCGTTGACCAATGTTGCTAGTTCTTCGTCAGTAAGCCCTTCTAAAAGTTCTTCGTATGAGCGAGACATCTGTCCCTCCTTTTCTTCGTTGGTCTCTTCATCAGAATCATCTGAGTGAAGAAGAACCTGTGTAATCCCGGTGTAGATAACGCCGCGATCGCTTTCATACTCTTCAGTCCCGTAAGCGCTATGAAGCATAACATGTTCGATAACAGCACCAGGGTTTGCACCCTTAAGAACTAGACTTACTTCATAGATCTCTCCATGAATTACATCATTACCGTTCTTACGGATACCACGAGCGCCAATAGACATAGCATTTAGATCGCCATGCTTAAGAAGCGTACGAGTATCTTGGGCATGGTCTGTATCATTAAGATACCCATATCCATAGACACCCTCATCGCGGTGCTGAAGAATCATATACCCCAATACGTTTGAGGGACTGGAGTAATCGTGTTGCCATACGATAGGTACTTGAGCACCATTACTTTGTCGGAAAGCATCGTGACGAATTGTCACACCATCCGAACAACGAATGTCATTCTTAGTTACCCATCCGGCGAAATCAGCCTTTTTTCGCAACTACTTTTCCTCCATAAAAATTTATACATCCAATGGGTTACCGTATTCATCTACAGGATTTCCTTCAGCGTCAACATATCCGCCTTGTCCATCATCATAGATTTCAGGATAACCTTCTTGGGTTGTACCATCATAACCACCTAGACCCATTAAATCGGTACCTGTTGAGATATTCTTATTAAAGAGCATATCCCCGATACGACTTGGGTGAGGTGCACGACCTAGCATTGCACGAATTTCATTCGATGTAAATATTGCATTACGCGCAAATAGGTCAGCCGCAGTACCTAGTTGTTCAACTGGTAGCATACGGAATGGGTCGCGGTAATACTGGATTACCTGCCCTTGAGTTCGAGCTGTCTTAGTTAGGAAGATACGGTTAATACCGTCAACGATAGTCTGAAGTACAGGGTCGACTGCTCTATGGTAATAGAGATTTAGTTCGGCCTGACTCGCAGTACCATCTAAGACTTTGGAAGAAATACCAACTTGGTTATAGTAATCCTGTTGAAGCTTACGAATGTCATCCACAAGGTTGTTGTTGATATTACCACCTGTATGGATAAATTTTTCGTTAGCATCAAGGGTTGCTATACCAAATTGACTGTCTGCCAATTCTTTCTCAAGCTGAGTCTTACGACTCTTAGCCTGCTCCTGACGTAAGCTACTCTTTGTGGCATATGGAATTTGGATAAACCCGTTAAGTTTACCCGCCGCCACTGCCTTATCTTGAGAGTACATTAAATCCATCTTTTGCTCAAGCAACTTAAGCGTTGAGTTACGGTCTTTGAGTAGACCAATAAGAGGAGACTCCAAGATAACAATCGACTGTTTGGACAGCGTCAAGTCTTGTTCTAAACCATTTTGATCATTATAGACTTTAACCCGAACAGCACGAGGATACCATTGCGTAATCTTACCAACACGCATCGATAAGATGTCATAGGAACCATCGTCGTTGGGTTTCGACGTTGTGTCGACGGGGACAATCGCTACAACACCTTCCTCTAGAAGAGACCAAGCTACATCATAGATGAAAGCACGACCTGTTTGGTCGATATTGGCAGATGTTGTTAAACAATTGATCAGACCTGAGTCGACAGAAGTCTGATTACCGTCTTCTTCGTTGATCTTTAAATGTTTAAAATCAACCATAGCAACATCAAGAGAGATCATAGAGATAATGCTATTGATTAGGTCTTGATGCTTGAAAGTATAACCACGGAGCGCACCTGATGGCCGGCCAATACCTGAGCCGGAAACCAAGTCAGGGTCATAATCAATACCATTGTTGGTTGACATGAATGCGTTCCATGACCCTAGAGGGTTATTTACCATCCTACAAGAATGCCTCCTTATTTCGTTTATAGGCAACCCAAGCATCCATTAATGCGGCGACGTTATCGATTTTCTCATCGCTACGCATCTTAGATAGCTTATAGTTACCATTGTTGTCTTGGATAACAACAGCGTTACCCATAGCATACTTCATGAGTTCCTCGAAGAATATGAGGTCTCGAGAAGTAGCCATATTTTTAATCTCACCTAAAGGTACAGACTCAGTTCTAACACCTTGTCGTACCACTTCTACACCGACATCGCCATTCTCCATAGTCCAGCGGTCAATGAATTCAGCCGCGTTATATGGGTCATAACCAAACGATACGATAGTCCATTCCATCTCTTCGATATAACGTTCTACATCGTCGTAGACCATTTCCCAATCGAGATAGTTACCCGGCATGATTATTAGAGTACCCTCAGCTACGAGCTGGTCATACTTAGCTTGCGTTGCCGAATTTAGACGTAGATATTTAACCTCAGATACATAAGACCTTGTTTGAACACCATATCGACCTCGTCCCAACGGAACCAGCCACGTAAATGCCCAGAAGTCATCACCTTGAGAGGCGTCCATACCCATCGATACTTCCATACGCCTGAAGTTCTGTCTTCGATGAAGTTCAGTTTCTTCAAATGTAAAGAAGTAGGTTGTACCTTCAACCGGGATACCAAATCTTTTAGCTAAGATATCGTTCCGGTTTGCTGGGGAGTATTCTGCACGTCTTACATCACGTTGATAGGCTTCATAAGAAACGGTGATACCAATATTAGGACAAGCCTTCATCCACATATCCGGATTCCCAACTTCAGCCACATCGTCTAGACGGTAATACCATATAGAAGTATGTGGGTCTTCGTATTCACCACGCAAGATAGCTAGGAGCTCACGCTTAATTGAGTCACCAACCGAGTCACGAACCGTACCCTCTGAGGATACTGCTAAGATAAGGTAATCGTCAATACCATCTTTAGAAGCCGATTGCTCAAGGGCACCAATAACATCTTCTTTGATATCGCCGGACAGCCATTCATCGACTGTTGCGTATTTGGCACGAGAACCTTGAAGTTTCTTAACCGTCATTGGTTTAACTTCCAAGATAGAGTTCGTAAGACGATTAACAATACCATCCTTAGTCACAGCCAGCTGGGACTGGGACTTCTGCGTCCTAGCCTTATTTCGCCCACGAGTGAGTACACGAAATAAAGGGAATCCTTCGTTGGAACTTCCTGCCCTAGTTATAGCAGTTGCAAAAGGGTATAATACTTCCTCTGCTTGTGCCATAGTAGGGGCTGTCGTAACTTGTTGTGTCGAGTTGGTGTCCATTACTAAACCAAAGGCGTGATGGAGTGTGGCATATAAAGACTTAGCATTACCCCGGGCCACAATAAGATATTGCTTATTCCGAAGTCTGCGCTTATGTCTAATCATTTTGAATTTTCCGGTTTGAGGGTCATAAACCTTCTCTTCTTTAAGTTCAAACCACGCCAATAAATCCTCAGCCCATAATCTAAATGTTGGAAGTAGAGTTAGAGGTCGACCGTCCACCAAGGTCATCTCGTTCTCACAGAAGTCAATAAATCCTTGTATGGCATCTGGGTCGTAGTAATAGTTTGGATTAGCGATATCCGCGTCGATACGGTTCATTTGCATCGAGATTTCACGACATACAGGAATCTCTCCACGCAGTACAGCGTCTCGAAATCTACCGTACTCGACAGGAACCGCGGTATTGCTTAATACCACTTGTTAGACTCCTTTTGTTTAGAAATTATAGATTAATATTTATACTTCTTAAACTTAGGCTTGTTGCCATTTGAAGCATCGACTTCTTCGACAGTCCGACTATAAGAAGAACGGTTTCTATCTCCCTTCTTCAGTGCGGCTTTATGTCTGTTGTTCATATCAACTTTACGTTGGTCGTCTTTTTGCAAGGCTTGTAATCTGCGAATTTCTTTACCAGATGCGCCGCGTTTGATAGCATTTTTTATAGCCTCTTCTCGCATCTTAAGGTTGTAATTATAAGACTTGCTGTCTTGTTTTGCACGAGCTTCGGCCATACCAACACCCTGAGCACCCTCGCCCTTCTTCTTCCATTTCATACCCTTTTTTCCATAATGTTGAAGGATATCTTCATTAGATGGAAGGTAGATCCCGTTAATAATTTCACCCATATTTACTCCAAAATGATTAATCGCACCCTTCTTCCATTTGTTTGAAACAATACCATCAGAAAAGGCGGGACCGCTTCCGCTAAAATCCCAAGACGGTTTACTATATCGTTTAATATTAGAAGACATGGTCTCTTTTCCGCTTGAATCCTTAACTGTATAAGAGGTATGTTCATGATTATTTATAGTAGAGATGATCGATTTACGAACATTTGGATCGATCTTATCTTTACGGTAACGAGATGGTGCGGATGATTTAAATAACCGTTTACCGGCACCCTGTTGTGAATTATATTCGTCATATTTTCGTTTACCATAAATCCCAAGTGAGACACCTGTAGTTGCCCCACCTATAGTTGATAGAGCTGAAGGTAAAGCGGCATTTACCGCAGCATTTGCTGCATTTTGAACCCCAGCAAAGGACGCGCCTTTTGCGATAGCTCCTAATACAGCATTATCTGCAGCCGGTTGTAATATATTATTGATAGCAACTTGTCTAGATATAGCGAAGGCAGTTCCGCCACTTGGGCCAACCAAACCGGTTGTAGCAAGTGCTCTACTAATCTTACCATCCTTATTATACTTAGCTCGACGAGCAGGATCCATACTTTTACCAGAATATGAAACGGTGTCATATCCTCGAAGCTTGGAATTTTTCTGCTGCCTTGACTCAGTCTCTTTCAATTGCTTCAAATAATCGGCATCTGAAATACGACCTTTTTTATGAGCCTTATTTAGAGAATTAACTTCCTTAAATAGACGGCGGCTTTCTCTTTTAAGGCCACTCTTGCTATCTGTTGTATTAGAAGTAAGCTTATTTAAAGAAGTCTTATTACCCTTCGATCCATAGTTTAGAACATTTGCTGCTTTTTCGATAGCCATAGAATCCTTGTCCGTACCAAGAGTACGATCTTTAAGAATCTTATTATTTCTAATAATAGTCTTAATATCTCGCATAGCTGCCGAATTATGAATTTTAGGGTTATATTTTACACCACCCTTTGTCATAACAGAGTTGATAGATTCGCTTTCAGCCAAGATATTATTATCTCGTAATCTACCATTCTTCTGTAGCTTATCAAAAGCCTTTACAACACGGCGTGTTCCACGGACAGCTTTATTAAATGCCCGTTTATTAGGGTCACCGAAGATATGCCTACCCCATTTCATACCTTTACGACCAGAATGCTGGATCATAAATCGGTTCTGAATAGTTTCTGGGATATATACATCGACGCCGCCCACGTTAATTGACTGTGTAAATTTAGTCATAGTTGTTGGTACATCCTTAAACGCTTTAGCCCATTCTTGCCTTTTCTTAAACGCTTCGATAGCATCTTTAGCTGCTTGTCCAGATAGATTACGTCCAGCAATACTTGAAGGTGCTTTCGAATACACGTCTAAAGCTGCGGAACCTACCTTTCCAATAAAAGCAAGACGAGCTTGTTTCTTTTTCTGTAGGGCTTCTAACCGAGCTTTCTCGGGGGCCTCTACTAATTGTTTAAACCTCTGCTCAGCCTCTAGTCTAGCGATTTTGGATTTCAATGCCTTGGTTGACATATTATCACGAGTCCGATAAGCATCTCGAAACTCAGCTTCCCTTAATCGCTCATCTACAGACCGACGAGGTTTCTTGGGCATTTTGACGTTTTGCTGTTCCGGCTTAGCGCCGCGTTTACCACGGACACCACCTTTCGGCTGACGTCGCCCGAAAATATTCATACCCCACTTCATACCTTTACGCCCGGCATGGTGGAGTTCGTCAGATGTCAAGTTTGACAAGTTCTACCTCCCATCTAGCGCGAGTGAGATTCTCATCCCGAGCCTCTTTTAATGCGGTAAGAACAGATGCTTGAGGTGGGTCATAAGAAATGAGAGCCGAGATACAAACATAGTTCTTAGCAAAGGTATTGTTTCTAAGGCGTTCCTTAATCCCTTCAGCCAAATCCATATAACCATAGAAGAACTCAGCCCAAGTTAGATTAGGTTCGGCGATAACACTAACGTTATGACCAACCCCATTTTGAACAAGGACACCAAGTGCTGCGTCAATCGCCACACCTAGCTGAGTCTTAACTACATGATTGGAATTCGGTTCGGAATCATGTAACACCCCGACGAAGTTGAGTACGTCTTCATAGATAGTAGTCATAAACTTCATCCTTACCACAATTTTGTGTCACCCGGTTTACGTTCTACCCACGTTTGATACTCCTTTTGATCGTAGTGGATACGTTTATGGGTGCTGTCAGAGACCGTGATCAGTCCGTCAGGATCGAAGCAATTCTCGGTCAAGTTTTCTATGTCCTCCTTAGTTAGCGGATTCATATGGTGAACCGTGATTGGCCCGTCCACAAATAACTTCCGAACACCAAGGTCTTGAGCTAAGTCTCTACGTATAATCGCTGCACGACATTGTTGCCATGCGTGAGATTTGTAGAACCGATTAGATATTTCTCTCGGAGCCTCATGATGTATACCACGAAGTCTTAGATAATTTAACCGCTCAGTATAGGACTCAAGTTTGGACATTTCTGTATAGGTGAGTCTATTGCTCATAGAATTCACCGTCAATGACTTCTGCCGGCTTACCAGAATATCCTTGGAATGCCTTGTATGCTTGTTTGAAGTCAAGTTCGGATTCCTGGTCACTACGAATCAAATCGATACGTGCTTGCAGTAATTCCGCTTGTAATTCCAACTGCTTGCGTTCAAGACGTGCTTTAGGACTTGCTTGGTTTAGCCAGTAGACAATCTCAGAGGCCGATGCCGTTCCTTCCTGAAGACGCTTTTCCGATAGACCCATAGCGAGTTCCATCATTTGCAATTCACGCTGTTCAGGCGAACGTGCAGGTCTGTAGGCTCTCTGGTTATCGAATTCAGCTACTTCATTCGTCATAGTTATTCAGCCTCTCCTTTCTTCCGTGGTGTGACCGTGTCGGGTTCAACGATATAAGGTTGGTTCATAACATAACCTTCATCAGTTTGAAGCCATTCGTCGCCAACGTTCACGACAACTATACGTTCGTCACGCTTAGCCAATCGTACGACATTGTCCTCTGCCTGATCAGGGGTTGAACGAATGAATACCCCGGCAGGCGCTACAACTTTATAGGTAGTTTTTGCTACTGCCACGATAGATCTCCTCTCTTTCTTTATCATTAGAACCCTTTTTCATAAGTTTTGGACTCCAATAGACCGACTTTAGGCGAGTTTTTGGAACACTCATCAGTCCTGTCTAACAAGTCTTCCAAGCATGATTGTGAAAGGAGCCAAAGTCAACCGTACTTTTATACTCAATCCTAGAATCAGCCTGTTGGAATCCAAAACCATTTTGAAAAAATTCGCAACGGGGGAATTTTTGAT